TAAAAAGAAACCTGTTCCAACAAATAAACGTTTGTACTCGGCAGTAAAAAGCCAAGTAAAAAGAAAGTTTAAAGTTTACCCTTCAGCATATGCCAATGCCTTTTTAGTAAAAGAATACAAACGCAGAGGCGGCAAGTACCGAATGGGAGTCAAGAAATGAGTCTCACAAAATGGTTTAAAGAAGAATGGGTTGATATCTCCCGCCCTAAGAAAGGCGGAGGCTACAAAAAGTGCGGTAGAGGAAAAGCTAAAAGTAGTAAGTACCCTAAATGTGTGCCAAAGAAAAAAGCAGCAAGCATGACCGCCGCTCAAAAGAAATCTGCGATAAGTAGAAAAAGAAAAGCAGGCAATCCTGGTGGCAAGCCTACCATGGTTAAGACTTTCGTAAAAAAGAAACGTAAAGGTTCTATGAAGCGAAGGAAGAGATAAATTATGCCAGCAAAACGTAAAGCAAAGAAAAAAGACTCAAGACTTACTAGAGCAAAAGTATCAGGCTACAATAAGCCTAAACGAACTCCAGGACACGCAAAGAAGTCTCACATTGTAGTAGCGAGAGCAAACGGCAAAGTGAAGACAATAAGGTTTGGCCAGCAAGGAGCTTCAACGGCAGGGAAGCCGAAGGCCGGTGAGTCAGCAGCAATGAAAGCAAAACGTAAGTCTTTCAAAGCGCGACACGCCAAGAATATAGCTAAAGGCAAAATGTCTGCGGCATATTGGGCGGATAAAGTCAAATGGTAGATAAAGAATTTCATCCAGCAGACACGAACGGAGACGGCAAAGTATCTGATGCAGAAGAGGTAATGTACCTTGAAGCAAAACGCAAGGAACTAGAAGATGCTGATGCTATGCGAGATGCCCAACGTAACATGGCATGGTTTGCACTAGCAGGAATGCTACTATACCCTTTCGCAGTAGTACTAGCTAGTCTCGTGGGCTTAGACGAAGCTCAGAAAACTTTAGGATCAATGGCACCTACTTACTTCGTATCGGTAGCCGCAATTGTATCGGCATTTTATGCCAAAGAAGCATTAGGAGGAAAGAAATAATGGAAATGTTACTTGATTTAGCAATGACTTTTTGGCAGTGGACCGTACTAGGTGTACTTGTTATAATTGGATACATCGTAAACAAATGCGATAAGGACGTAGAAGACTTGATTCAGTTTAGCTACCCTGAAATGCCAAAGATGCAACCAGTACCAATAGCAACAAAGAATAAAGGTTTTTTCAAAGGAATACTAATGTGGCTGATGGGTAGTCGTAAGTGGGTTATCTGTGAAGATTTTCATTATAATATTAGTGGTGTAGAATACAAAGTACCTAAAGGATTTGAGTTTGATGGAGCGTCTGTTCCTAAGTTCCTAGCTACTTTCTTGTCTCCCGTTGGAGTACTACTAATGGGTGGGTTAGTTCATGACTATGGCTATAAGTATGCTACTCTTATGAAGAAAGACGGAACCAACATCGGGTATCAGGACCAGAAGCACATGGATGGAATTTTCCGTGATATTTGTATTGAAGTAAACGGCTTTAAAGTACTAAACTATCTTGCTTACTGGACATTACGTATTGCAGGTTTTGTAGCTTGGAACGGACACAAGAAGAGAGGTACTCATGATGAAGTATCTTAATTTGTTAGTAAAAGAACGCACATCTTGGGATGGTGCTATGTTAATAGGAATCTGCGGTTCAGTAATACTGTTCGGCGGTTTAGCAAAAATGATGGCCTGGCTTGGTTTAGGCTATGGAATCTGGACATTACTGAAAAAAGAAGATTAATATATGGCAGTTGAAGTAAGTCGGAGAGACATAATCTCCGAAGAAATAGTTGAATTAGGGTCTGAGGCAAAGTTCTTAAAACTTCCTATAGGTCCGTACTTGGACTTATTGAACGTCAAACCGTTACCGTCGCAGATAGCAATTATCAACGCGATTAATAACCCAAAGTACCGTTTTGTCTCTGCTGCCGTCTCTCGGCGGCAAGGCAAAACATATATTGCTAACATTATTGGACAGCTCGTGTCTTTAGTGCCTGGCTCTAACATATTGATTATGTCGCCCAACTACGCTTTGTCTCAGATCTCCTTTGATCTGCAAAGAAACCTAATTAAACATTTCGACTTAGAGGTTACAAAAGATAACGCAAAGGACAAAGTTATTGAAATCTCTAATGGATCTACTGTAAGAATGGGCTCGGTTAACCAAGTCGATTCTTGCGTAGGTAGATCTTATGACCTTATCATCTTTGATGAGGCCGCACTCGCAGACGGCAAGGATGCCTTCAACGTTGCACTTAGACCTACACTCGACAAAGAAAACTCAAAAGCACTCTTTATTTCTACTCCTCGTGGGAGAAATAACTGGTTCTCAGAATTCTACTATAGAGGCTACTCGGACGACTTCCCCGAATGGTGCTCTGTTCGCGCTACATACAAAGATAATCCTCGCATGTCAGAGTCCGATATATCAGAGGCACGTAAGTCTATGTCAGACGCTGAGTTCAGGCAGGAGTATGAAGCTGACTTTAATACTTATGAAGGTCAGATATGGAAGTTTGATTTTGAGACTCAAGTTAAAGACTTGTCTCAATTAGATACCTCAAAGATGGACGTCTTTGCAGGATTGGACGTAGGATACAAAGATCCTACAGCGTTGTGTGTAATTGCATACGACTGGGAAGAGGAAAAATATTACTTAGTAGATGAATATCTTAATGCGGAGAGAACAACTGAGCAACATGCTATCGAAATACAGAAACTTATTGATCGTTGGGATATTGATTTTATTTATATTGACTCAGCTGCTCAACAAACAAGGTTCGATCTCGCGCAGAATTATGACATCTCCACCATTAACGCTAAGAAGTCTGTATTGGACGGAATTGGCCATGTATCAAGCCTCATCGATAACGACAACCTTTATGTTGATCAAGAATGCAAACAGTCCCTTATCTGCTTGGACTCTTATCAGTGGGACCCCAACCCTAACTTAATAAAGGAAAAACCAAAGCACAACATGGCTTCGCACATGGCAGACGGTTTAAGGTACGCACTTTACTCGTTTCAAACTGCGAACATATCCTTCTAGCGATACCTGTGCAAAAATAGTTATTGACAAGTTACCCTAAAGCCGCTATAATTCTTCTAATGAAAAATCAGGAACCCGAAAGCAAATGCCTAAGCTAAAACGTGATGTTGTAAAGTATGTACGAGATAAGGCAAAGTCTGGGTATAAGAAAGGTTCCTCTTGTGAGATTTGTAGTGAGACTGAACAGCTTGACTTTCACCACTACTATAGTTTAACGCCCTTGCTTAATCAATGGCTAGCAAAAAACAAACACGACCCTGAGTATATACAAGCATTACGGGATGATTTTATAGAAGAGCACCATGCTGAGCTATATGACCACACAGCTACACTGTGTCATACTCATCATTTAAAGCTTCACTCAATTTATGGTAAAGACCCTGCATTAGTTACAGCAAAAAAGCAAATGCGATGGGTACAGATTCAAAGAGAAAAACATGGCTTGGTATAATAATATTTTTGGAGCAAAAACCATAGAAATTGAGGAGAAGTTAAATCCTGCACAATTTCATATGGGCGGTAATATTACCTCCTCTCATGAGCCAACCTTTAGTTATGAAAAAGCTTACGAGGATCTAGAAGTAGTAAATCGCGGCGTAAACATGATTGTTGATGATGTAGCTGAAATTCATACTTTAGTATCGAGAGATAACTCTTTTCGGGGCGTTGTTCCAGGTGTTAAAGCCTCTAAAGTAGAAGTACTTTTAAACAAGTCTCCAAACCCTTATCAAGATATTAATAGTTTTAAACGTAATCTAATTAGTGATTTTTTGATTGACGGAAACATCTTTTTGTACTTTGACGGGGCGCATCTCTATCATTTACCTGCGAGTGACGTAACTATTCATTCGGATAAAAAAACATATATAGAAAAGTATACTATGCACAAAATTACTTTTAGTCCGGATGAAATTATTCATATCAAAGAAAATTCCTTTCATTCTATATATCGAGGAGTACCTCGTTTAAAGCCTGCAATGCGTACTATGGTTCTTATGAAGAACATGAGAGCATTCCAAGACAACTTCTTTAAGAACGGAGCAG